ATAGATGTCAATGACTTAGCTTTATATAAATGAGCTTCATCACCAATAACAACATCGAATTGATCGAAGAACTGTTTAGGCATCTTGTGAATAGATTGCCATGTTGATACAGTAATGTTATGAGATGTATGTTTCTCTGCTCCAGCTGTAATTCTATGAACTGGTTGATCATAACCATATTCTTCAAAATCTTTAGCCATCTGATTAACAAGCGAGATAGTAGGTACGATTACTAATCTCTTACTCTGATACCATCTTGTTAGCAGCTAGATGATAAACGATTTACCTGACGCAGTAGGAGAAAGAACTAATCGTCTTTTACTTCTAACACATTTTACAAATGCATCTAACTGATAATCTCTAGGCTCCATAGTTGGTTTAAGCTCTTTAATGAAGTCTTTAGCATCTTTAACGCTAAATTCATCCGACTGCTCTAACCTATTATCAATATCGATATCATACTCTCTATCTTCACAGAACTGTTTGATATAAGGTACAAGGCCAGCGTATAAAGTATTACTTCTACGATTGAACAAACGAATATTACCATCCCACATTTTATTTCTGTAGGCTGGCATAAACTTATATCCAGGTACCTTAAACGTAAAGTAATCAGAGAGCTCTTGTTCGTAAGACTTATCTCCAGTTACTTTAACATATACCTCATCGTAATGTGCTACTTTAAGCGCCATTCGTAAATCTAATCCAATCAATAGCGTTCTTTACCTGAAAGCCTCTATTATTGATAGTTCGTAAAATACTCTCTACCATATCTACTTTCTCTTGCTGAACGGCTTTACGTTGCAGTAATTCAATAACGTCAGAATCAGCATCAATATACATTTGAATATCTGACTTCATAATCTTAAGTTGATTAGGTTCCCATCCATTCTCTCTCAGATCTTCTTCTGAGATTAACCCATTATAATATTCATGCTTTAGTCTAAGAAGCTCTTTATATTTAAACTCGAATTGTTTGAGCTTTAGACGTTCGCTATAGTATAGTTTAAGATATTTACTATGAAGCTGAGGAGTTTTAAGGGATTCTTCTGCTAGCTCGTCTTGGTCAATCTTACTATCTACTGACCAAAGCTCATGAATTTCATCTATGTTCATTAAACAAGTTTGACGTCAAATGATCTAAATCTGAAATCGGCTGTTGCAGTGATATACTCTACGTCTGTTTGCGAAAGGTCAAATTGCACATCACCAAGCGTTACTGGATAAAGATCTTTAAAAGTCACCTCTAAGTTAGGATTCATATTACTATTAAGTATTACCAAAGTACCATCTGATAATAGATCCTTACTTGCTTTAATGCCAGCACTTTTTTGCTCTTCTTCTTTTCGTTGATCGAAAGATTCAGGAAAGCCAATGCCGTTAATCCAGTCATGGAGTTCTCTATAGTTTTGCATGTCTTCATCTACTTTGTATTGTAGTGATAACGAACCAAACGTAAGATGGTCACCACCTACAGGAATAGCTACAAAGGGTGAAGGCATTGTAGTCTCACCTACTGATACAGCTGGAATATTAACTGTCTGAATAAAGAAGTTAACATTAGGCATCTTCTGTATGAGAAACCTAAAGCCAAGAGGTGATAAGAAGTTTTGATTTTCTGTTAAAGTACTCATATTATTATTTATCTAACAAAAAAGGGGCAGCCCGAAGACCGCCCCTTGATGATGTGGTAGGTTAACCCTACTCTTATTATTCTACATAAGGTTCTTAACGTTAACCAATCTGTAGTAGATGTTGGCAGACTGTGTGTTACCACCGAAGCCGATGTTACCGTCAGCGCCACCTGTGGCGAATGGGTTAGCTACGATACCGTAACGAGTCTTAAAGCCGATTTTTGGCTGGAAGGTGTCTTCGCCAACTGCACGCACCATTTGGAGAGGTACATATGGGCAATAGAACAGACCAGCGTCAAAGGCGCTAGAGCCTTTATAACCGACTGTGTAGTATTGACGACCGCCAGACGAGCTGGTGAAGTATGGGTCAATGTATACACGATAGCGACCGTTCAGAACACCAGCAAATGTGTTGCCTGTGTCATCTACGTTCAGGTTGTTGTTAAGGGCTGGAGTGTAATCCAATACACCGGCCATTTGCAGAGCAGAAGCAACATCAGACGAAGTGATGATGATGTTACCTTTACCGCGACGAGTGTCACGAGCAATGCTGTTAGCATCACGCTCGATTTGGAACATCAGGCCTTTGAATTTCTCAACTGACCAACGACCGTTAGAGTCGACGTCCAGATCGAAAGCACCTGCTGTTGTTACGTTGCCTTGGTCGGCACCAGCTTTAGCCGAATAGTTGATCGTACGAACAACTTCACGGTTAATTTCAGCAAGAATCTCAGCTGACAGAATGTTCGAAAGTTCTGTTTCAGCATCCAGGCCGTGAATGGCGCGCAGATCCTGAGCAAGTTCCATCGAATATTCAGCTTTCAGCGCACGAGAAACAGCAGTTACGCTAACTTTCTCGATCGAGAATGCCATCTCTTGGAAGGCATTACTTGCGCCATCGCCAAGAGCTTCAGCGTCAGCTGTTGACATACCTGTCTCAACGGTATAGCCAGAACCAGATGCACGTGCGTTTGGATCTGTACCTGTTTGACCTGTACCAGCAGAAGCGTTAACTGCTTGGATTGAAGCGGTGTTACCAGCTGCAGAAGCACCGAAGTCCGTATCGGCTTCGTTATACAGAGCTTCTGAACCAGTTTGGCTGCTATAACGTGGGCGCATAGCAAAGATCAGGCCAGTTGGACCTGTCATTGGCTGTACACCACAAATGTCATAAGCAATCAGGTTTGGCATAGAACGGCGAACCAGGCTGATCAGCACTGGGTCATAATTATCTACACTGTTACCGGTGGCGTTAGCAGGAGCTGCCTCTCCCAATAACGTTGGAGCTTGATAGCCACCAGAACCGGCGGCGTCTTCTCTAGCGGCTTTCTCTTGGTTTTCCAAGATAGTTGCCAAAGTTGTGCGGCGATGAACGTCCTGAACAGGAGGCAGATCAGGATGCTCAATGATAGGCTGCCACTTTTGTGTAAGTTCTTCAGAGTACATTTTTTTCTCCTTGTTACTCTTTAGTTATCAAAAGTTATTTACGAATCGTTCTACGAATAGCATCCGAATACGCGCTCATAGTTTGATCTTTAATAACAACATTATCCTCTTCAGGATCTTCCAATTCCTCGTCTACAACAGATTCGGGCTGTTTAGTAGGGAAGTAATTTTCACGGACCACTTCCAGCTTGGCTTGGAAGTCATTTTCATCGCTAAACTCAATACCTTCAGCAAAAGTTCTCATTTTTTCAACTTCGGTGTCGGCAAGACCTTCAACGACTTTGGCAAATGTTTCTTCTACTTTAAAGGAGGTATTCTCTTTTACCAGTTCAGCATTCTTAGTCAACGTTTCGTCGAGTTTCTCTTCCAGTTCATCAACTTTCTGAGTCATTTCGGCAAACAGGTCGACTTTCTCATCTGGTAATTCAACATAGTGCTCTGCGAACAGATTTTTGAGACCTTCAAAGAAGCTCTCTGCAACGTCCGCGCGAATTTCCGAAGTTACGGCTACTTCGTTGTCTTTCATCCACTCTTCAGTGGCATAAGAAAGATACTCATCAACTTTAGTAGCTAACTCGTCTTTGGCTTCTTCGATTTCGGTTTCGAAGCGGCTTTCGACTTCTTCTTCAATACGAGCTGTTTCTTGGGCAACCTTTGCGCCTACAGCGGCAGAAAAGATTGTAGTAATTTTTTCTTTGAAGTCATCAGAGAAATCAGATTCAGACAGCATAGCGTCGATATCTTCTGTGACGTCGATACCTACTACTTCTTCTTCTTGTGTTTCTTCTTCTGATTCTTCAGCCAGCGAACCATAAAGGTCATGCATGTCGCTAAGTTTCATACCGTTAAGACGGTTAACAAACGAAGCAATCATACCTGCTTTAGTACCTGGCAGTTTAAGAGGAGCAGTCTCCCCATTATCCTTGTCGGCTTTTCTCTTAGAAGACTTAGCACCCACTGGTTCAGGAACTTCTGCAGCCGGAACTCCAGAGCCACCTGTATGGTCTACTTTTTTGGCTTCTTCGATACCGTCTTCAAGGACTTCATTTTCCTGATCAGACATGTTTAGGTCTCCTACCTGAGTTATATCGATATTATTTATTAGTTTATAGATTTCAGTAGTGAACTGAAAGCTTTTAGGTTACGCTCTTCTCGATCAATCCTAGCTTTAGTATCTTCTTCGATTTGAGCCTTAATTTTTTCTAACTCAACAGCTTTAAGTACGCCATTGTCCCATACCCATTCTACACTTTCCATAATACCATTTACAAAGGCATCTGGTGCAGATGGATCAGCAACAATGTCAGCTGCAGTTGCTAGATAAAAATCTTTTTGTACTTCATTTACGCCTTCTTTATTAGGCTTAAGTGTACCCATACCACGTGAGGACACGCCTAATCTAGCGCCTTCCCCGATAAGACCTTTTACGATATTACCATATGGGGAATCCATAATTTTAGCTTTACCAATATAGTTATCGCCATCTTTTTTAAGATCTGTAATCATATGCGATACACGCTCAAGGTTAATAGTAGGTCCTTGCGGGTGACCTAATTCACCAAAAGCGCGCTTCTCGTTAACATATGTTTTAGTATAGCGATCGACTTCTTTGTCTAATACTTCGGTAGGATAAACACGGCCGTTGCGGTTCTTAATATTGGCTTGCATAAACACGCCTTCAATAAACAGGCTCTTTTTACCTGTTGCTTCGTCAAGAACTTCTTCTACAACGTTGATTGATTCGTTAACTTCGGTAAATAGTTTCATTAGATTGAGCCTCCTTCGTCGACTTTAGTCGCAAAGCAGCCTGCAGCAGCAGAAACTGTATCAGTAGGGCGTTTTCTAATAACTAACTGACCATTTGCTGGAATACGAATAGTTGAAGCATAACCACCACCATTCTCAATAGAGCGTGTGTTTGCAATAGTAACTGTTCTTGCTGTACCGTCATTAGAGAGATGAACTGCTGTTGCAAGAAAAACGTTAGTCGCTGATCCTGTTGCAACAGTGTTAGCTAAAGGTTTAACAGCCATTATTCTTCGTCCTCTTCGTCCTCTTCAACGAACTCAAAGTCGCTAACGAATTCTAAGATTTTTTCGAAACCTTCATCTGTCTCTAAGAGAATATCAAAAGCGTTTCTATTTTCTTCTGAAAGTGATTCATAAACTGTAGCGATGCGATCTGAGATTTCATCAGTAATCTCTAAGAAATCTTCTTCTGTAGTATTATCATCGATAATAACTTCTTCGTAAGCAGCTGCATCTTGATTGTCTGGATTATCCTGATCAACGTCAGGTGTCTTTTTGTTCTGAGTCTTATCATATTCGTAATCAGCTAAGCGCTTCTTCTTACGAGTATTCTTACCAGTAAACTGATTATCATCTGCTACAGGATGATCAATAGTAGCTACTGCATGCTTATCAGTAAAATCTTTGTGACGAGAACCTTTTGGATAGGCATGACCCATACCTGCTCCAGGTACAGCTACTTCTCCAGCTTCTGTGATATCTTTTAGACTCTTCATTTTATTATTCCGTTTCGGTGTCGTCCTCGACCTCGTCAGCTTCTTCTTCGGTTTCGTCTTCTACTGTTTCTTCTTCAGTATCAACTTCTACCTCATCTTCGACTTCTAAGTCAAGTTCGGGTTGAATTTCTTCTGAATCCTCTACATCTTGATTAAACATATTCTGGGCTACTTCTACTCTTTTACCCATAATAGCATCGCGCACTTTACCGACAAACATATCACCTAAAGAATCATTTGCTTTAGACGGTCTGTCTGATGCTACATGATTGACTACTTGTTTTGCCAATTCATAGTTAGCATCTGTATCATAAGGATCACTTTTTGGATCAGCCATTATTATCTCCTTGTCATATTATTTATATATTACGAACTTGCCTCATCAGGTATATCCCCGGTATCTTGGGGTTCCTGTTGCGGCTCTTCTTCATTACCTTCTTCACGTCCAATTTGACGATCCATATCTTTAATCTCTTCATCTGACATAAGAAGTATATTCTTTTGTACATATTCTTTAGAATAGAATCTACCAAGATAAGGTTCAATCATGCCAAGCATATTTAGTCTGCCTTGCATCATTTCGTTTTCTTTTAATTCACTAAAGAAATTATCTCTCTTAAAGTTATATCTTACATGATACTTAATGTTATCCCAATCATCTTCAGTAATAACACCTTTAAGAATAAGCTGTACTCTTAACGTTTCATGGAATAAAGTTGAGAATCTATTACGTAATCTTTCTACAAACTTAGAAAACTTAACTTCATCTCTAGTAATTTCAGAACCTCTACCAACGTTAAACCCGTTTTCTGATTCTAATCTAGTTACTGGGACGTTAAGACTTTTGTATAGTTTTTTCTGAAAGTAGTTAATATCTTCCATTTCACCTAAGTTCTGTCCACCAGGTAAGGTTGTAATCTCAGTACCTCTACCACCTTCACGACGAGGGAGCCAGTAATCTTCTAGCATAGTCATATGCTTTCTATCATCGCGAACCTCACCTGTAGAAGCGTCATAGATTAATCTATTTTTATGCTTTACCATCATATCACGAAGATATTGTTCAGCTTTCATTTTTGGAAGGTTACCTACGTCAATATAGAAAATACGACGCTCAGGCGCTCTAGTAATACGATAGATAACTGCTGCATCTTCCAGCATTCTTAACTGATTAAGTGGTTTAATTGCTTTGTGAAGATGAGAAAGAACCATTTTATTATTCTCATCTGTAATGCCAGAAGTAATATGAATAATACTATCTTTAGCGATCTTAATACCAGTAGCATCTACACCTGATGTAGGTAATGTAGAAGCATAACCACCTTTAAAACCTTTTTCGTTATAAAGATAGTATTCGTTTTCTGAATTAATAGATGTTACACCGGTATTTTTATCTCTAGATTTTTTCTGCTCTTTGATCTTACGAATTTTACGAGGATCAATATAGCGAAGCTCTTTAATACCTGCTTTAATATCTTTTCTATCTACGACAGCATGGTAGTAGCTTTTACCATCAATATACCATTTTTTGAAATGCTCGTAAGATGTCTGCTCGAAGTTAAGCATAGTAAGAATATTACCGAACTCTTCAGTAATCTTATTCTTAATACCTTGAGACATCTTTACATCATCTAGTACAATATTGACAGGTTCTTTTTCAGCTGTAACAACGCATTCGTTAACAATATCATCAATAGCAGCTTCACATTCAGGGAAGCCTGCCATGTTACGATATCTAGTAACTAGTTCTGTTTCAGTTTTAATGGAACCTTCAAGGTCAATAACCTGTCCGTAAGCACCACCAGAAGCGATTTCTAGTGCACCATCATCCTTTACGCTTGGGACGAAGGAAGGTGTATCTTCTGTACCTTGATTAGCACGCTTAATTTCAAAGCCGAATAGAGTGGCCAAAACACTGACTCCTTTTACATTTTATATATTTATCACAGAGAGAGTCCGGTCAGCTATTAGATGCCGCCAGCGTTCCCTGTAACACCATCAACTACTTGCCAGTAATCATAATTAAATTCTACGTCAAATCTTTCGATCTCATCATTAGCTTCCCAGCTTAACTGGATATTACTAATGACTGATGGGTAAATCCCTACAAATTTGTATTGTCTTTGCAGATCTCCACCTTTTGAGTATTGAGATACGATAGCATCTGACTTGTATGCATTAGGTCCGCTAGAACCTGTTGTATTCAAGTTGCCTTGCAGCGAGTTAATAGAGTTCTGCCATGTTTCCATTGCATTTCTGATAAGGAAGTCCTCATCATTCATGACCTGTACTGTCCATGGTGCGAATACTCTATCACCAGCAATTTTTACTCTGCGGCCAAAATATGGAATTAAGATCTCCCCTATTGTGGCTTCAGGAATCTGAGCTGCATTTACCAGAAATGGAGTTTTCAGATCACCAGCAGGCTCAATCGGGTTAATGATTTGAACCTGGAATAGGGTAGGACGTGCGCCGCCAAACTCTAGCTGAGCTTTAATATCATTTACATTGAACGCCATTTAGTTTCTCCTTAGAACTGTCCTACGATTTCAGCGAACTCGACTCCAGATCTAACTGCTACAAAATTCAGCTGAATGAAGTTGATTGAACGATTTGGTTTAACGTAAATATCACCAATGAACTCATTTCTATCAACTACTTCTGCAGTATTATTTGTAGAATCGCAGACTACTCTAAAGTCAAAGATACCTCTACGGCCTTGAACATCTCTTAAGAAAGGTTCTACCAGGTTTCTAAACTGTGCTCTTGTGAATTCATCGTTAAATTCGAAGAGTGAGAACTGAGCTGCGTTCGAAATTGCTTTTTCTAGAGTAATAAACAATCTTCTTACGTTAATTCTATCGAATGCACTAGGCTGACCAAGCAGTGTTTTATCACCAAACAAGACAGTACCTTGTCCTGGGAACGACACAACCGGGTTAACATCAGCATTATACAAGCGATCTCTTTCTAATCCATTAGGATTATATGATAGCTTAGTTACGTTTTTAATGCCACCTCTATTAAAGCCGGCAGGTGAGAACCAAGTATCTCTTTCAAGATCTGTTCTTACGCAAGTACCAGCAACGTCACCGTTAAGAGGTACATAACGATATACTGAGTTATATTTGTCGTATTGATACTTATAACCGCTATCGAGAACCGCATAAGATGAGGCTGTCAGACCGTTTCTGAATGCTTCAATTGCTGATACTTCGTTACCTTCGTTACCAACAACATCGGCTCTTTCTGGTGAGATAAAGACCATGCAGTCTCTTCTCAAGTTAGCAGTACCGATAAGTTGGTTAGCAAGATCAGTACCATTGGCACCACCGATAGCTTTACCTTGCATCAGCAAGGAGATATCAATATCTTGAGGTGAACCAAACAAGTCATAACCGCGACCTTTACCTATAAAGTCGGTTAACTTGTTAATACCCTGCGCGCCGATGCCTTCAACAGTTGTACCAGTTTTAGCACCACCGTCTTGACCACCTGATAATTTGTAGTCTTTTGGAGTATTGTTGACACCGAAGGCGGTATTAGATACTAAGTTACCATATTTTGTAACTGTACGACCGTCTGATCCGTTTTTAAAGCCTGTTGACCAAACATATTGTGAACGTTGGTTAATCAGATCTTTATAATAGTTGGTATCACCTTGAGCATCTTTTGCATCGCGAGCTTTAGAAGCGCTAGCATAGATTTCAAGGATCTGGTTTCTTGTGCCTGTGAACTGACCGTCTTCATCAAAGACAACGACGTGAATTTCATCGAGCGAACCGCTCAGCGCTGATGCTTGAGCAGATGTACCAGGTGCTTTAGCAATTTTGCTCTTAAAGCGCCATTCACGAGTAACAGATGATTGGTTATCACTGATACCGCTATAAGCACTTGACAGAGTCAAGGAAGTTGAGTTAGTTACTGAGCTAACTGTACCAATGATTCTGTTATTAGAGAACCTTAATAAATCACCAGCACTAACCTGTGTATTATAGCCTGTTGCGAGACCAGTTACTGTAGTAGAACCGTTAGCAACAACAACGTTACCTGTTAAAGTAGATGAATAAGCATTAGCACTATCACATACCGATACTTTAATTGAGTTACCAAGTTTGCCTGGATATTTACCGACAAATGCGGTATTGCTCATCAGACCATCTTTATTATTATAGAAATCATCCGCATTCTTAATCAGCTGTCCTGTATTAGCATCAGAACAAGAGTTAATCGCTGCTAACTGGTTAACATTGTTACCAGAAACCATTGCAGTACGAACAACATAAAGTGCTGCGCCATAGCTAAGGAAGTTAGCTGCGGTAAAGAATGTTTCAAAGTTTGTATTACTTGGTTTTTGAAAACGTTTTACGAGTTCGTCTTCTGACGTGACAAATACTCTCTCGTCAACAGGACCCCACTGGAACGGACCTGCGATACCGGCTTCCGTAGTAGATACGGCAGCAACAACATTCGTAAGGTCAAATTCCCTTGTTGAAATCCCTGGACTTACTGAGAAAGTGCCACCACCGCCTACTTGTAAACCAGCCATCTTTTATCTCCTGTACTTAAACACTAATGGGCTTTTTTATGTAACTATTTATAAATCTTCTAAATTAAAGATCCCCAGGTTTCTTCTTCTGGGTGCCCATCGTCGATAAAGCCAAAAGGAAGCATTTGATCATCTAATTCTTGCTGCTTCTTTCTTTCTAGCTCTAATCTTAAATCTGAATCTGTTACTTCTTTAAAGTAATCTTGGTTAATGCACCAAGCAAAAAGCACGAGACACATTGCTAAGTCGTCATGTGTTCCTTGTTCTGCTTCATAACTATCACCTTTTTGAACAAATTGACTCAGCTCTACAATAGTATCTAAGTCTTGAATAATAAGTTTATCTGTTTCAATTATATCTTTAAGGTTAGAGCAACCAATACGTTTTACTTGCTTGGTAGTTCTTACCCCTTTACTTATCGATCCATCACCAAAGCCAGCGCTTAATACTTGTCCTGCGCGGCCTCTATTAGTAGTCCATAATAAGTTATCATATTCAAATTCACTATGTAAAATATCTACTACTTGTCCGCCGATATCATTAATTTCTACTAGAACTAAAGCATTATTGAAGTTTCTAGCAACTCTATTGATGATATTAGGGTATACCATCGGCGAGATATTATTATTTCTATATTTACCAACTTGCTTATACGGGTATTTAGTCACATCAATAATTTGAAATGCACTATAATCTATAGATACCCCGCGAGAAGTATCTACAGTAATACAGTAAGTGTGATCTTTTTGAGGATACTCATATAAAGTTAATGAGTCATCTACCATTACTGCTCTTCCTTCTGCAAGCATTCTTAGCTTACTAGGATTGATTAATGTATTCATAGAACCGATAAATTCACATTCAAATTCTACTCTGAACTGATCTTCAGACGTATTTGAAATCATATCAGCTTTCCATTGCTCATCTCTACCAGGAATATCAGACCAATGAACGTCAATTCTATTATATGCATTTCGACCGTTTTCTGAATCGACCCATAGTTTATAGAATAGATTTAGTCCATTAGGGGTAGAGGTTATCAATACTTTAGATGTATTACCAGAAGAAATTGTAGGGAACACAGAAGCAAAGAATGATTCTTGTAAGTTAGATGGAACAAACGCAAACTCATCTAGATAGATTAAGTTATAAGAACCACCACGAACAGCACTCGAAGACGTAGCAGAGGCAAGAATCTTTGAGCCGTTCTCTAGCTCAATGTTGCCTTTATTCCAGTTTACCACACCCATTTGCATCCAGGTAGGTAAATTTTCATAAGCTAATTGAATTCTACTTAGGATCTCTTTAGATTGACCTAATTTATGAGCGAGAATAGCTACGTTATAATTTTCGTTGAAAATAACATGCCATAGAATCATAGCAGCAATAGTTGTAGTTTTACCTGACTGACGAGGCATTTTACAAATAGTAAATCTATGATCTACAACTGATTTGACAATCTCTGTTTGAAAATCATATAATTCAAAGTCTACAAGACCTCTATCAATATGTACAATCTTTACATATTCTGTAATAAAATAGATAGGATCGTCTTTACACTTAACGAATTCTTGAATATTTTCTGGGGTCCAATTGAGCGTTACACCTGAACGCTTCAAATTGGGATTACCCATATAAAATTCTCTGTTACTCATCTACACCGCTTTTTTTAATCAATGACATTAGATCAGCTGTACTACCAACAAACAAATTATTATTAACAGTATCTGGTCCTGAGTTAGGATCGTGTTGTTTACGTTGTCTATGTAAGTCTAATAATGATTTGTTAGCATTAGCTACTGTCTTGATTAACTCACTAATAACTTCAAATGCTCTAGGATTCTGAGATTGTCTTGCAATCTCAAATAATTCTTCTAATGAGTTTTGACCTGTTTGAATGAGACCCATTATATTTTCTCTGGTCCACGTATAATCACGTTCAAACTCACTAGCATTTGAAATAGTAGACACCTCAGTAGGACTTATCACTTCTGGCATTTTCTGCTCCTCAACGGTGATTTCTAATTTATCACCTATTTTATCGTTAACCGATGTCTTCATCTTCATCATTCACTGGATTATATTTTTTATTATCTTGATAGAAATTCTTAGTTACACCAAACCCAAAGTTGTCTGCAGCATCGATATCTTCCGTTCTTAACCCTTGATCTGGATTACTGAATGTTACTGAAGGTGCTTCTAGATACCCAGAACCATTTGATGTTAAAGTAATGCTTAGTACTGTATCACCATTAGCAGATAACACTGCTGTACCTAGAGCAGTATTACCTGTTGGAGAGTTGGTAAAGAAGGTGTTAGGTACTTGACCTCTGTATCCAGAGCCACCGGATACAATAGTAACGTTTGCTACTCTACCTCCAAGCTCACCAGAAGCCATAACTGCGTCAGCTGTAGCTTGAACACTATCAAATGTTTGAGTAAAGTTATTACCAGCTTCTGCTGTAGTTGGTATTGGAACCCCGGTTTGTGTAAAACTAGTTACTGGATACGTGAAGGTCACCTGATCAATAGCACCTGTAAAGCTATCTGATGCATAATCAGCAACTGAATCACTTGCTTGTGCATAACCTACTTTTATTTGCTCGCCCTGATCAAAAGTATTTAACCCTGAACCAACAACATTTACATTACTAAGAAAAGAGTTTGTTTGGATACGAGCTGTAGTTGCAATGTGCTCAATATTTACAAAGTTCCACGCATCAAAGGTCAATCCTTGACCGGCCAATGCTTGCATAGTATTAGTGAATGCAAAATTAATTACTCCAGTCGTTCCATTGTAAAATATTTTTAGAGTTGGGGTATGAAAGATTACTTTCCAATCTGAATCAGCAGACCTTGGATAAATCCAGAAAGACAATCTATATCCCAAACTAC